TACTCTATGGGCCACATACAGCAGGGATAACTACATCTGGCTAACGGAACATGCCCTTGCTCTTTCGCACATCTACGCTAGGCGTTACAACAAGTGCCATAAGTCTTTTCCACTTTTGTACTCCATGAGCGTACAAATTCCTGAACTACCCAAGCGCGGTCTGACTCATTTTGCTCAGGCTATGCCAGATAAATACAAGGTTCATGGAGATCCCGTACTTGCTTATCGTAAGTACTATGTGGGAGAAAAAAGCAAGTTTGCAAAATGGACTTGCAATCCTGAACCTGAGTGGTATACTATAATGCTAAAGGAGAATGAAAATGAGCAATGTACAAATCTTGCGTTTAACTAGTGGTGAAGAACTTATCGGTAGGGTTGAGACTAATGATGGCTACTATACGATTAAGAAGCCATATATCCTCATCCCTATGGGTGAAGGACGAATTGGCTTCGTTCCATACATGCCTTACACCAAGGCGGAAGATGGAATTGACATTGGTGGAGAACATGTTATGTTTACTCTAAATCCGATGCCTGAAATGGAAACTCAGTATACTTCAGCAGTCAGCGGTCTTGTTACTGCCCCAGCAGGAGCAAATAAGATTCTAGGTTCTGGCCTGAAGCTTACTACCTAAAATTATATTCCCGTAGCTCAGTTGGATTAGAGCAAGTGCCTTCTAAGCACTAGGTCGTAGGTTCGAATCCTATCGGGAATGCTGAAGATTGGTGTAACGGTAGCACAACTGACTCTGACTCAGTTTGTCCTAGTTCGAATCTAGGATCTTCAATGAGGATGTAACTCAATAGTAGAGTGCTGGTTTTCCAAACCAGCGGTTGCGAGTGCAAATCTCGTCATCCTCTTTTTATGTCAACACTTGAAGAAGAAATCTATGCATTACAACGCTGTAAAGAATTTATTTACAGCCTTCTAGATCCAAAGCAGACACCCAAAGTGCCAAAAGCAATTCGGCAGAGGGCAAGAAATGTTGTCAAACATTATCCAATAGTGGTTGACTTCTTCGTGGAGAGATATTACAATGAGAAGATAGTCGGGTCAAAGGCGACTAATTATGATTATTCCCAAATTGAGCGTGAAGCTAAACGATATTTTAATCCAGACAATGCCAATCTGCCTCCAAATGGAGAGGCAAAAGAAGCATGTGAGTCTGATCTTCCACAAGAATAAGCTAGTTTCGATTGGAACTAACCAATTTAAGACTCATCCACTTGCTCGTAAGTATGGATATGTCATCGATTGTGTCCATTCTGAGCTAGATGCGTTCAATAAGCTGCCAAAATGCTACAAAAGAGGCGAAAAGAGGTTGAAATTGATCAATTTTCGCATGAATCGGTTTAACGAACTGAGAAATTCTAAGCCGTGTAAGCATTGTTTGGCGTGGTGTGTTGACTTCTTTGACGAAATTTGGTACACTGACAACGAAGGTTTTCAAGAATTGGAGATTTAAATGTATAAGCACGGAGAAAAAGTAGTAAATTCGGAAAATAGCCGTCCTTGCACTGTGATTGGATCTCAAACCTCACGGGCAAAGGATAAGAAGGGTATGATTTACGAAGAAACTGAGTATTGCGTTCGGTATGAAGATGGTTCTACCGATTGGATTTCGGCAGAAAGCACAAAGAAGTTCCTAATTGACTAATGGCATACCGAATCCACATTGACATTCCTCTCATGTCCTCCTGCCAAGAGGAGGCTGTGGTGGCTGCTAAGGCCATCATGGAGCGTCTGGCCTCCCCAGAGGTCCTAGAGTGCGTAAGCCTCCACAAAGGCACACAGGTCAACTATCGCCTTGGTGACGATACTGACCGCCAGAAGAGCAATTATTTGGTTTTGACTCCTTCTGGGCATGTTACTAACCAAAAGTGTAAGATTCTCTTGACAGAGGATAATTCCTCCGTATAATAGAACTAACAGTCCAACCATTAGGTTGGCAACCCGGTTGGCGCGACAGCCGGGTTGAAATTGGGTAGGTAGTTCAATCGGCAGAACCTTCCGCTTATAACGGTAGATGTGTGGGTTCGACCCCCACCCTACTCATTGGAGATATAAGTATGATTATGACCGAAGAAGATAGAAAAATCGTACTAGTTCTCAAGGATGAGATTGAAAAGATCAAGGTCAATATGATTCTGGAGAATCGTAAAATTGACCAAATTGTTTCAGTTTTAAGTAAAATTATTCAAAAGGAGAATAAAAATGATTAATACTAATGTTTTTGGTTTGCGTTGGCTTGCTTCATTTACTGCGTTCGGTGCTCTGCTTCTGCATCTTGATAATGCAAAGGCTCCAATTGTCTGGTCGTTCGTTGGCCTGACTGTTTTCCTGCTTGTTTGTGAAATTCGTGCTCTTCAGAAGCACATTTGCCAACTCCAAAAGGAATTTGACAATGTGACTTTCAATAATGAACTTCATAGCGTTCGAAGCGATATGTGGCGAAATGTGGATGAACTGCACACGCGGCTTGAGCAGTGCTCAAACAGCTGCACAAAGGCGAAGAATCGTATCTAATACAACTGAATAGTTAATTTTTAAAACCCTCTGCTCCAGCAGGGGGTTTTTTCATGCAATGAATGCAATATAATACGCTATATCTTCAATTGGACCTTCTCCAGGTATGCAAGAAACACTCATAGTTATTCCTCTGCAATTTGAGGGAAAATATTCTAAAAGAGGCTGTCTAGCAATAGAAGAAGAAGAGGAACTATCGAACATATTGTGAGTAAATTGATTTTCGTTTAGATTTAAAGTTATTGTGCTAAAATTTATTGCAGCACCGGGAGTAAATACACCTTCTATTTGTGGGACCACAGATAATAATAATTTTTTATGTTTTATGTCTGATAAATCCACATGAAAAGTGTATGTTTCACCATCAGGAACGGTGAATAGACCGCTAGTAATTCCAATAACTCTCAGACTTTTTTCTTCGTCTGATCCGTATATCATTATATTTTGATTATTTAAAATCATTACGCTAAAAGAACTATAGATGCATTAGATGTAGATGTAGTAACAGTGATTGATTTTACTCTACATGGAATATAAAATGGTCCAGAGTTTGCAATTAATCTAATAACAAAATTTCCAGTATTTAAATTGTTAATATTTAAAAACTGTAAAGTTATTTCGCTTGTGGTTGTACCAGTATTAGAGACAATTACAGCTCTATGCTTGTCGGATATAGTGGTTGCGCCAGCCCCTGCTGTTACTGCTATTACTTTTATTGGCGTATGGTTCATTATTTTCCTCCCTATATTTATATTCTACATATTGTATGCTCAATCCTAGACGATTTTTATTGGAAGCATTGACGCTTCAATATCACTCAGAACTCAATCCAAAGTTCTGGGTCAATATTTTTCTCAAGGATGAGGTCCGTAAGCAGCTACTTGAAATAGCCAAAGAATGGCTAAAATTTGCCGAAGTACCCACCAGTGCAGTCGAGGATATAGTACTTACCGGGGGAAATGCAAATTTCAACTATACCGATGATTCGGATTTAGATGTTCATATCATCCTAAATCCCAAGAAAATCCCAAACTGCGCTGGTGAGGAATACTTCAAAGATAAGAAATTGATTTGGTCTTTGACTCACGATATTGAAATATATGACACAGAAGTTGAAGTTTATGCTCAACTTGGACAAGTAAAAATCCCAGATAACCAGGGAGTCTATTCCTTGAAGACTGGAAAATGGATCGTAAAGCCAGAGAATCTAAAACTTGACTTTGAGCACGATGATCTGCTTAAGAAAAAGATCGATGATGCTATTTACCAGATCGATCATGCTATAGAAAACACGACTGATACGAAAGCTGCCGAGAAACTTTTGGAAAAATTCCAAAAGATGAGAAAGCATGCTATTGCAAAAAGCGGAGAGTTTACTCAAGAAAATCTTGTATTCAAAGAACTCAGAAACCGTGGCTATATTGACAAGATAAGAAAATTTATCTTAACGATGACTGATAAAAGATTGTCGATTTAATTACAGATATAAACTTCCGCTACGATTGATAGATGTAGTAGCAGCAAAGTTAGTCAAGTTCAAAGTAGTTGTGACATAAATCACCCCTCCCATATTAGGGTGATTTAGGCACTCGTAATAAAATACTCCTGGTGTCTGTGATGTTGGTTTTACCAACACATAAGAATCTGAATTTCCTGGAGTACCATTTATACTGTAAATATCAGTCAATAAACTAGAAGAAGAAACATTGCCTCTATTTCTAGTAAATACCATTTGATGGGGAAGAATGCTATTGTAGTTACTGATATGTCCCTGATAGAACAAGTATGTTACATTTGGAGTCAAAGTTATTGCTGGTCTGACTTGGCCATTTATTATGAATCCGTTGGTGCTTACTTTAACCGATACAAATGTATCGTATAGTGCTCCGCTGCCAGCCGCATCTGGGTTTGTTGCAACACCGCTACAATCTGTTCCATATCCCCATACGCTGGTGGTTTCAGAATCAGAATATCGGAATCTTCTTAGATATCCTTGAAGTTCATTCTGATATTCAAAGCATTCTAATAGAGTGCCTTCGGAATCATATGTTCTTGCAGCTCCATTTAGTACTCTACTCTTATTCAGATATTCTTCTGTAGCCGTACCTCTGTTATAAACAACAATTGTTGTTGCCGATCCGATTCTATCGTTAGATACCAATGGTTCTTTTACAAAAATAAGTTCAGTTCCGTCTGTAGAAGTCTCAACTTTTTCTACCGAATATCTGTCAATATTTGCTGTATTACCAGCATATGAAATTTCAACTAGGTCATCTTCATACAAACCTAGATCCTGTATTGCACCCGGATTTGTTACAGAAGTGATTATGTAAGCGATATCCCCAGTGAATCCAGAATTTAGATCCAACTGAGGTGGATCGACAAAGAAATCTCTTTCGTATCTAAATTCAGCACTGTTTATTCCAGTAGCGGAGATTACTGTTGTTAGTAATAGATTGTTTCCTGTAGCTCCGTTGAACTGATACACACCATTAATGTTTGATGTTATACCGTCCTGATCTTTTACATAGTAACCATTTGTAACTGTAAACGTATTTCCGTTAGTAATTCCTTGAAGAAAAATTTCTAAAAGATCTAAGTCGTCTTGATCCGTTGTATTGGAATAATCAAAAATGGCATTTCCAAAAGCATTGTAATAATAAACCAGAGGACTTGAATTGAATCTCTTTCCCATCAAATCAAAATCGGAATACGAATTCACAATTTTGATTCCATAGGAACCTATGGATTTAACTTCTACAATATCACTCTCAATACTCATTTTATCTTGCTATAAAGTATAGTGCTTGTCCGGTGCTTCCGCCACCACTCTTGGCAAATACCTTGTTTAGATTTGATACTTGAAGGAATATTTCTTGACCACTGTTTAGTGGATATCCATAAGTAAATCCGCTTTCCCCGACGAAAATGTATTGGGTATTTGTAGGAAATGACTTTAGATTAACTCCCTTGGAGCATGTGAATCCTGCTGGGTAAATTCCTGTTGCTGAGGTAGTAGCAGTGAATAGCCCTGTTAGAATGCTGCTTGGCAAAGTCTCTGAGTTTACAGTTACCTTGGCAGTACCAGCTGTTAATAGAGTTTCAATTGCTGGGATTCTAGAAGTAAATGTTGCTCCAGAGTTGCCAGACTGATTGATTGATGTTAGTAGAGATTCAAGGGTCACTCCAGTAATGCTGACAGGTGATCCGGTTGAACCTTGAATGAAAATCGGACCAGTAGCACTATTGAAAATACCAACCGAAGGATTTACATTTGCAGTTAGTGTAATTGGAGCACCAAGAACCTGAACCATTAGAGCTGGGCTACCTCCACCATTGGAGACTCCAGCGATTAGATTGGTGGTTGGGTCGAACAGACGAACATAAGATCCGCTTGTAGCACCAGTTGGTCCAACACCAATTGTTTTGATTGTATATCCACCGCTACCAAAATTACTGACAAATGCCTGGGTATCGGTGTAAATATTTGTAAGAAGAGTGTTACCAGCCTGATCCTGGGTGATAACAGCAGCATTTAGACCTGAACCATTTACTTTTAGTGAACTTGTGCTATAATTTACTACCTGTACTGATCCAGCAGTACCACCACCAGTAATTGTGGCTCTGGTATTTAAGGTAACACCAGTAGAGGAAACATAGACTGGCAATGGGCTAGTCGAGGTGATTCGGGTGGCATCTGAAGTACCACCAAATACTATTTTGCTTAGTGGAACATGCGCGGTAGCACCATAAACATCGATAACGAAATCAGTTGCAATGGTTGCGGTAAGACCGCCAGCGATACCTACATTCAAATTGGGATCAGTATTATCAGGCATTTTTTCTCCAAATTACACTACTATATAGGGTATTCAACATGCTTATAGAACCTACTTTTAAAAATGAGTTTTCGAAGTTAATCGTGGAATATGTTTCTAAAAATAATTGCACCTACATGGACGCAATTTTAAAACATTGTGAGGATTATCAGATTGAGCCAGAAGGGGCTGCAAAACTGCTAACCAAACCAGTAATCGAAAAGTTGATTGAGGAAGGAAGAGATCTTCATATTCTGCCCAAAAAGGCCAAACTTCCCTTTTGACTAATCACCAGACTTTGGTATACTACACCATCGGCCAAGGGAGTTCCTTGGGAAAAATTTAAGGAGACTATATGTCATTTAGCGATTTTAAGAAGCGTTCGAAGTCCAGCATTGAAGATCTTACCAAGAAGATCGAAGACCTAAACAAGACTGCCGATTACAAGGATGATCGGTTCTGGAGGCCAGAAGTTGACAAGGCGGGTAACGGCTATGCCGTGATTCGTTTTCTTCCAGCCTGTGAAGGTGAGGATGTTCCTTGGGTCAAGGTTTACTCACACGGCTTCCAAGGCAAGGGTGGCTGGCTGATTGACAACTGCCCAACCACGCTTGGTCAGAAGTGTCCGATCTGTGAAGCCAATAGCGAACTTTGGAACAGCGGTGTCGAGAAGGACAAGGACATTGCCCGTAACCGTAAGCGTAAGCTAACCTACATCAGCAACATCCTTGTTGTCAGCGATCCTTCAAACCCTCAGAACGAAGGTAAGGTGTTCCTCTTCAAGTACGGTACGAAGATCTTCCAGAAGATTCAGGAGGCCATGCAGCCTCAGTTCAAGGACGAGGAAGCCATCAACCCGTTCGACTTCTGGAAGGGTGCTAACTTCAAGCTGAAGATTCGTAAGGTGGCTGGTTATACCAACTACGACAAGTCTGAGTTTGACGGTGCGGCTGAACTCTACAAGGGTGATGACGAGAAGCTTGAGAAGCTGTGGAAGACACTGTACAAGCTTCAGGACTTTGTTGCTCCTGCTGAGTTCAAGTCATATGACGAACTTAAGAAGAAGCTCAACGATGTTCTCGGTGGTGACATTCGCAGCGTTGCCCCTGCCGCTAAGAGAGCGGAGGACGAGGACGAAGTGGCTGAAGCCGTTCCTGCTCGTAAGGCTCCCAAGCCTGACGAGGACGAAGATGCGCTTGAATACTTCAAGCGACTGGCAAAGGAAGACTAAAATCCTCTCAGCCCAAAACCCTCCACCTCGGAGGGTTTTTTATTTCTGCAAGAAAGTTTCGTAAATCATCCTCATATCCGGAGGAAGCATTTACAACTCTGTACTTGTCCATCGTAGAAGATGCACCGGGACTAACTACAGCACCTTTTCTAGACAAAAGCATATCGACTTTTTGCTTTTGCTGTTGGATTTCTGTATCTAAAGAATTTATTTTTTCTTGAACAATATTTCTTGTATTTTGATCTAGACCTTCAGCAGACTCAAGAAGTTTTAATAAATTATCTCTTTCGTATTCATTCTGTTCTATTTCGCTAGTATCCTGAAGCTCTAAGGGAACTTCATCCTGCATTTCTTGCGGAATATCTTCAGGAAACATTTGTTCCCCTAGACCGGGGATTCCCGAAGGTTCAAAGCCAGCAGGAATATCCGCTGGCATCATTTCAGGGGGGAACATCTGTTCTCCAAGACCAGGTTCATCAAAGACAGGAATGCCTCCGTCTGGATTTAGACCAGGATCGTATCCAGGCATTTCTTCAGGAAACATTCCTGGACCAGATTCATAATCAAATTGAGATGGAGCATCAGTCTGAGGAATCAAACCTGAATAGTTCCCCATGTTCAAATTTGGAGTGCTTCCAAAATCAAACAAAGAATTTTGCCCAGCATTTGGTGTTGGCAATTCGCTAGGGAACATCAGTAGATCTGTTTCAGGCATTCTTGGAGGTTTCCTCTTCTAATTTATTCTTGTGTTGATTGAAATATATGTCTCGTTCCCATGGTATGCAATCCTCAAGTTCACTTACGCTTAACACATTACTTGATGATAAGAAGTAACTAATTTTATAGTAAATCATCAAATCAATGTGATTTAGGCATATGTAAAAAAATTCAGTACGCCATCCAATCTCATCTTTCTTACCATACCATCAGAAGTTGTATAAGACACAACTGCATAGGTCTTTGGCAGATTGATTACGAAATTTTTGACTTGTTCGTTTTCCTTGGTAGTAAAGTTTTTTATGATCTGCCCAAGTTCATCTTCAGATAGATCAGCAAACTCATATACAACATCATCACGATAAACCTTGTCTATTGATGCCTGTATAAGATGGGCCACATCAAATTTTCCGCTTACCGAAAAGATTTTTCTGAGAGTCGGTTCTTTGAATACAATCTTGAAGCTGCTGTCCAAAGCCAATTCAAATGTTGTATTTGATTTTGATACATTCAGTTGAGAAAGATCCAAATCTGTTTTAATCTTCTCCGATGTCACAGGACATGTAAAATTAGTTTTTACAATTTCTCCTACGGACTTGCTTCTCAGATTGCAGAACAAAAATTCTACATCCTGAAGTGTTAGGGAATCGACATCAAGATCTTCAAAGCATGAAGATAGAAGCTGTACAACATTTTCGATAATCAAGCGAGGATTTTGTTCTTGCTTGATGAGAAGTAAAGTTTTTTCGTCTGAAACCAAAAATGGTCGAAACTTGATTTCTTTTCCTGTACTCGGACGAATGCATGAATATTTTGGTAAGTTTCTAGTTAAATTTTTCATAATATCTCTCAATAAACATGATACGATCTGAAATTAAAGATTACATCATAAGTCAAGAATGTATTTGAAATGGACGCATCCATTTCAATTGGGATTATTCTTATGGGATAAACTTCACGGAATCTGAATGTTGCTTTTACTGTTCCGTTGGTGTCCAAGCATTGAACTTCTGCGCCACCATTTTTGGCAAAGTTTGCATAAGGTCTACCGAAGCTAAAACCATAGAAGAATGCTGGATTGCTTCCGTCATTTGCCAAAGCGTTCATCCAGTATTCGATCATCTTATAGGTTTTCCAGTCTTGTTCTACGGGAAATGTTATCTGTAAAGATGGATCTCTACTGCCGTAAGAGATATTTATTGGGACTAAACGGCCAAATCCTGGACCGGGGAGCTTATCTGAAATTGCCTGTATTTCTCTACCACCGAATACCACTCTTTGGGCGGGAATGGTATTTGTTGCTTCAGTTGGAGAATAAAGAGTTACATTAAATCTGTTAGTTCTTTGTAATCCACCAGCCTGATTGATTATTCTTTTGATATCTTCTATGGAATTCATTTGAAGAGGTTCTTTTCTGTTAAGAGTTTAAATTCCCAGTCATTTGTCTCGCAAACAGACTTTGCGGCAGTCCATTTTGCTTCATTTATGACAAAAGTAACCACTTCGTTCTTATAAGATTTTCTTTTAGGATTAGTCGGTTGCTTAGTTTGTTTATCTGGTTTTACTTCTACGATCATGGTTTTTACCGATCCGCCCTTATCTTTTAGCATAACTAAAAAATCTGGATAGTAAGTATGCTTTTTGTTATCTACTGGAGAGATATAGGGAACCTTGACGCACTCGTAGCACCATTTCATAACGCTGTCGGTATTATCGAAATACTTGCAAAGTTTTCTCTCCCATAAGGATTTGCATAGTATTTTTTCACAATTACCGACATACTTATCCTTGTTCGTTGGTACAAATTTTGTTTTGTACGGCATAGAATATATAGTATGAACCAAAATGCCATTTCAATTTCCACTAGAAGATGTTGCAGAAATACCTTACGGCGTTCTTTTTGAAGCCGCCGAATATAGCGTTCTAGCCGCAGATAGAACCAGAGGAGCCATATCTAATAGAAGACTTGATTACATTCTTTTACCTCTTCCATTGGGTATAAATGTATCTACTCAGCATGGTTTTGCTGAAGGACCTAACCCGGTAGGTCCAATACTCAGTGCAGCTGGTGAGGCTAATGCTGGCTCTGCTTCCGCTTTATTGAAGAGAGCATTTGCTGATCCTGTAGCAATGATAGCAGAAAATATGAACTCAACTACGACTCAGCAGATGTTTTCAAACATCACTGAAATGTCATTGATAAGTGAAGCCAGAAGAGAATTCAGATTTAAGTATTTGATGGTTCCAAAAACATTCAACGAATCTACTGCTATTGGAAATATATGCGAAGCATTCAGAAGTGCTTCATATCCTCTTGCTACAAATGTACCAGAAAGAGTTCTTCCTCCATTCCTGTGGCGTTTGCAAGTGGTCGGACAAGGAGATCCAGCTCAATTAACTACTCTTTGGTTGGGGGATCCTCTTGTTTGTGTTTTGGCAACTGTAGAAGTCAATAAAATTCCTTTCGGTGACGAAGATACTGCAAGATTCTTCCAAGATGGTGCTCCAATGGCAACGTCATTGACACTAATTTTTAAAGAATTTGAAACAGGTACATATTATAGAGGAGCTGTTTACAGCAAATCAGAAATTTCACAGATAATTAGACCATGATTTTTGGAAAATTCAACACAATTTCTTATGACTTTAGCGGAATCACTCAACCAGTAAAAGATTTGAGTTCTGAGTATGATTTAACTCAGTATAGTTCTGACTTTTATGGCAAAAAGATTGATGAAAATGTTTTATTAGATAAGCTGTCGTTTGAGCTATTTAATAATCACAAGTATTACTTCGCTCCTCTTTATACTTCGGGAATGGTAAATCCGTTTGAAGAACTTCCACCTCCAACCAAAAAGATAGAAGATACTCTACAGAAGTATACTGCGATATTTGGTAACTTTAGTGCAACTTTTGCCGGAGGAGAGTTAATTGGAACTCCAACTTCTGGTTTTAGTGCAGGATTTGACATAACAACTAATTTTGCTTATGTCATAGATCAGGATGTAGAAATTAGAAAGATCAAAGCATTGATGGTTGGTACTTTAGGTACTGGCAATTTACCAGTATTCAAAAAAATAAACGGTCAATGGCAACAAACAAACTCAATATTAATTTTTGGAACTCAAAATTATTCGGATTCTCCTGTAGAGTTTATAAATGAAAATAATATTGTTATTACAGATTCAGATGTGAATCTATATTACTTGACAGGAACACCGACTGGTGGTTATGTTACAGTAAACGAAAAGGAAAAATTGATCAACAACACAAATATAATTAATGTGCCTAAAGAGAGTGTTGTTCAGCTTATTGAGGATAATGTAAATGGCAGTAGCTAATCTACTAAGTATTAATTCTATAAAAATTACTCATGCCAGAACCAAGAATGAATGGGTTGTTGTAACAAATAATCAGAGTAATGGTTATTTAGAGCAATTAACTTTTGATGAGAGTATCTTTGGAACAATCCCGTCCGGTACTCTTATATTAAGAGATCCTGGTGACATGATTGGTGATTTCAATTTCACCGGAAAAGATCTTATTCAAATTAATATAACAGATAGATTCGGAGAAATTATTGATCTACCATATTACTATGTGTATCAGGCTGCTAGAGCCACAGATTATGCTGACAGAACACAGCCAAGATTAGTAATACTTAAATTTATTCATGAATCTTATTTCTTTAACGAAAGACTTCCTTTTAAATTTGAAGAAGATATTAAAGATATTTGCAAAGCAACCCCCGAAGGAACTTTTGATGGAGATAATTGGGTTCAAAAATTGTTTGAACAGTATTTCATAGACGAGGAATACAATCTTTCTTCTACTGAAAATTATGCTTGGTTAAAACCAAGGCCAATGACATACCCAAGTGGAAGAGTGGTGGATCATAGCAAAGTTTTAACTTTGCTGAACTATTTGGCTGAAAATGCAAATACAAAGAAAGAAGAAGATAAAACTAGAGCAGACTTTTTCTTCTGGAAAGATTTAAAATCTACAAATTTTATCTCTTTAGGCGAATTGATAAAAGAAGATTCAAAGATGGATTTTGGTATTCAGGCCAGAGATAGCTTGGATACTTTTGACGAAACAGGCCGTCAAAAGATCGACAGTGTTAGATTTCATCCTGCTTTGTCCTTAATGGAATTGGAAAATTCAGGAGTATTTGCATCTTATTATGAAAGAGTAGCACCAAATCTTTCAAATCCATTCTTTAACTATTCTGATTATGGAATTGGAATAACAAAATCTAATATTTTGTTTAAGATAGAAGAACATTTTCCCAAAGAAATTTATCAAATATATGAAACTTCACCTTCAACTCAAAATCCATTTGAGCGTGGAGATGTAGAAAATTTAATAAAATATGATCAAGTAAATTTAGAATTTTATGATCCTGCTGTAGGTGCAACTATGGCTACCTATACCAAACGCTTTTATGATGATGGTAAGTTTGGTTATTTTGATAATTCATTCTACAATAATAGCGTATATGAGCCAAGCTATACTTTTTATACTGAACAAGGAGTAACAGCAGAAGAGTTGATGGGCCACAGACAAACACAGTTGATGTGGCAGACGATGTTTGATATTGAAGAGTTCAATCCTGTTGTTGGGCAAATAACTACAGGTCCCGGTGGTGGGCTTGGCGATGGTGGCTTAGACGAGGGAGGTGGATTCCCTCCAGATTTGTTTACAACATCTCTAGAAGCAACAGATACTATTGATAAAAATATCGCAAAGATTTACATTGGTATCAAAAAGACAGCAGCTCAAAAAAGAGCAACCTATCTTGCTTTGAGAAGAATAAAGGAAAAGTGGAACATCTTCAAATATGTTGTTTGCTGCTTAGATTCAAACACTTCTTTCTGGGCATTGATCACTGGTGCTTCTGCTATCAAGGGAGAAGGACAGACAGAACCAAATACTAGAGCAAAAGCCTACAGATATTCTTGGCAAGAAGTAGAATTTATTCCTATAAGAATTGCTGGAGTAACTTTAAATGGTTCTACATGCACTCCTACTGATCAGATTGCTGGTACAGAAATTTGTGAAGCATGTGACGTAACTTGTAATGGCCAGACTTTTGGATTTGAAGGAGCTGAATACGAATACACAGAATCAAATCCAGGCTTCAAGGTTGTAAGTTTCCAATTGGGCAGATCCGGTGGATACACACAAGGATTTGAAGCCTTCAATATTAATGAAGTGATGAACTTTGAAAATGAAAATAAAAAATATGCTGGACCAGGAACAAACTTAATTGCCGATGGATATCCTCTAGGAACCATAAATCAGGCAATCGGAAATCATCCTTCTAAAAATGATGCATGCGTTCCATTGACACATGGACAGATAGTAAAAATGTATCAAATTGAAATGCACAGCATTAGAGGTCTTACATTCTGTCCAACTCTACTAAAGAGAACACCGTACCTATATCTTTTCGACGCGCAAAATGATAAAGAAGGACCTTGTATAGAATGCTAGATCTAAAACTGTTACAGACAATCATAACGAGAACCAGTCAGTATAGAGATGCCAATGAAATATTCATGGAAGGCAGAGACTATACCTGTGCAAATCCAGATGCAATTTTCCACGGTTCTCCTAGAACACTTCAAGAATGTGAACAGAGATTCTTTGCTGGATACACAGGCATCACAATGAAGCCATCGGAGTGCGAACCCACAGAATGTTGTTTACAAGCAGCATTTCAAGATATAAAACTCTGCAATGAAATACAGACTCAGATGGGTGGAGAATATCTTGGATGTCTGTTAATAGATCCGAATGCTCCGTATTCATGCGACTGTCCTAGAGTAGGAAAGGACTTTGATAAGCTTTTAAATATTGCATTTAAAAATTCAACTTTCTGGAACACAGATCCAGTAAGCCCTCTGTATAGAAAAGCTCTGCTTTCTTTGATGAATGCTATACGAGTTGACATCAAAGTTGCAGGGACTTTTAAAATTAGTCCTGGAGATATAGTGACGATTTATGATCAGATAAATCCTCAATATCAAACAGAATACGGCAAATTAAATGGTAGATGGTTGGTTTTATCAATCAAGCATCATATATTTAAAGATAGACATCATGAAATGACTTTGACATTATCTGCTTTTGGTCGTGGTATTCCTGGAGATGTTTTCGAAGATGTTACATATTCAGAAACAGATTCGCTAGAAAGGATTCAGAGATGAGTTTAAAAGATCTAAGCATATACCTCAAAACAGATTCAAAAAGCGATATCGCAAAAATCACCAAAACTGCTTTCACCAATCAACAAATTAAAATAATTTGTCTTGGTAAACAAGGAGATACCAGATTTGTCTCCACTCCTTTTTCTATAGATGAATTGAAGTTTAATAAAAATACAATGAAAGAGTTTGTGATTTTGGCAGATTTAAACTCTCTTGTGGCAACTAACGCCAAAGGAGTTAAGAAAATTGTATTTAGTCTTGATAAGTCAAATGTCTTCAATAAGAATTTGTCAGTGATTGCTACATACACCGTTTCAGACGATGCAAATACTCTTATTTCATCGACTTATAAGTTTGTGGTACAAAAATAATACTAAGTTCTTAAATCCTAAATAATTCTATGACGCAGCCAATTAACCTAGTTGATTTAGATTACGATACGCTAAAAGCAAGTCTTGTCACTTATTTAAAATCAACTGGTGTTGGTCAGCAATTTGATCTTGATAGCCCAAATACAGCTATCGACATGATCAATGGTTTATTTACCTATAATACGCTAATATGGCTACATTATCTCCATATTTTGAACAATGAGTCTTTCATTTCAAGTGCAAAGAATGTGGAATCGGTATCGAAACTGCTTCAAATAACAGGATTTACACCCCCAACAAAGAAATCCTCTCTTGCTCTTGTGACATTTACCAAGACTAATGCTAATCTTGCCCAGATAGATCGTTTTGCAACCATGAGGGCTAGAAATGCCAGCAACAATCCCATCAATTTTTACTACATCGGACCAAGAATTACAATTGATACTGCAAGTACTTTTGAATTTTATGCTGGAACCAAGTTAGTAAAGCAATTGGCAATCAATGTTGATCTTGATAATCAGGAATTTCAAATAGCAGATAAAGATGTTGATATAAGGACCGTTCTTATTTCAGTAAACGGAACATACTGGACCAATTATACTAATGAACCAGTTGTTGGTACAACAGAAGAATCTCAAATCTTCTTCTTGGTGAAGAAAGGAGATTATTACTATGTTAAATTTGGAAAAAATCTCCAATCAGAAGATATCAATAGCATAGGTAAGTCTATAATTAGCACAGATACGGTATTGCTTTCCTATGTTGTGGCATCTGGTCAGCAGGGAAACGGAGTAATTTTCAACTCAATTACTCAATTCTCGTCAAATAACGGATTAGCTATTCCTGCCGCTACCGTGTCATCAACCACTTCGTCAGGAGGATTTGACGCTCCAGACATCAATTATCTAAAGTATCTTGGGCCAAGATATTACGGATATTCTTCATTGGTAACAAAGAGCGACTATGAAGCTGCCATAGCAGCATCTGGCTATGTTCCGGACGAAACTACCATTGGAAATCAAATTGCCGTTTTTGATGGTCAAGATTATAACGATTTCTATGGAAAGATTTATTACTCACTAATAGGTCTTGGAGCAGATTCCTCACAAGTAACATCATTAAGTAGCAAGTTATCGGCTAAATCTATCGTTGGACTTGCCATAGAATATCTTGAGAGCGATGACTTTACTGGAAAATTGAGTTTGGCTATAACATACGATTCCAGAAAGACAAATAAATCCGCATCACAGCTCAGATCAGAATTGATTGTTGGGATCAATAATGCTTATGGAAATAATCAATTCAATCACGCAATTTCAAAGGCAGATTTAATTACTCTAGTAACTGATTACGATCCTGGTCTTTCAGTTACAGACACTAATATTACCTTTGTCTTTGATAATGTGGTGGATCTTGATGTGTCAAGAAATATAAGATTCTACCATGCTATAACAAACTTTACTACTACTTTGGTGAGCACAAACCTCTCAGCAAGCCAAGTCAAGTTTGCAAATACAACTACAAATGTTCCCGAATTAAACGGATACAAGTATATTGCTGCTTACTTAAATGACGGAACATTAGTAAATTCTAAGGTCGGAGTATTCAATCCTACGACTGGTCACATACTTTTCTACGATACCGTAGATCCAAGTGCAACATTCACCATTTCCATAACCGCTAATGCCACTTCAATTGTTCCCCAGAACAATATGGCCGTGGAATACGAAGTCGATACTTTAACAGTAACATGATTCTCTTTTTCACCAATCCGAATCTTGCAGCCACAGGTGGCATAGCCCAATATAATACCGATGCTGGGTGCGAATATGCAATTAGTGTCTTAGGTACTCAATTTGATTTAGAAACACTAGCATCGACAGATAGAAAGTTTTTCTATTCCGTAGAACATCAATTTCCAGCTTGGCTAGTCAAAGAAGCTAAAGCAGATCCTGATATCAATACTATTAATTTGATTCAGAAGTATTATGACTGGGTGTTCTCGGCTAGTGGATTAGACATTTACCCAAATTACGAAGATATTCAAAATGTCTTCTACATGAATTTTAGCTCACTTAAAGAAACATATAAGTCTTTATTCTCAGATTTTGATTTCGATGACTTTGGAGAAGAGTACGAATCTGAATTGAGGCAATTCCTGATCTCCAACAAAAAGAGATTTGTGGTAAACAAGGGCAATCAAGACTCCTTTAAATATTTTATTCAAACTTTCTTTGATTCAGTTCTTGATGATTATAGCATCACTTTCGGAGTCAATGAAACCATGATTTTGAACCAGGGTGTGCTAAACAGTGATGCTTTAACTGAAGGTCGCAATAAACAAGAATTTGGTATCGTCTTGACAGCCTATATTCCTGAGAAATACCAAGACGATTTCATTTCTCTAATGAAACCTCTTGGAATTAGATTTGATCTTATCAAGGGCCAGAAGAGTTCTGTAACTTTTATTAACGCTGCTGAGAGATATTCACCTAGCACTTTGGTACTATAAATAAAGTATGCCAAATGACTCGTCCAACAGATATTCAGAAGCTGTAAGTAATTTTTTGACTGATTCTTTGTATTGGGATTATTATGCTGGCTTTGGCGTAGTTGAAGTTGGATATGCCGATAAGAGCAGCAGAGTTTCGAAGGATGTCGCTAATTCAGCTAGCTTTATAAAACGAGTCACCTTAGACAATGTATCTGCTGTTTTTACCCGAAACGACTGGGTTGCAGCAAAAACATTTAAAGTTTTTGACTATACAGATCCAACTATAACAAATAGCCTTTGCTTCAATTCGACCACAAAAGAGCTATATTTGTGCGTTGGTGATACAAATTACAATAAACTCTCTACTAGAAATAATTCTGCACCGAGCAAATTTGCACCAAGCGGTTCGAATGGTACTGTAATTAACATGGAAGATGGGTATAGCTGGGTAAAAGTAAACTATGATCCAGCTCCAATATCTTCAAATTATATCAAAGTAACTGGTATTGAATCTTTAGTTGATTTTAGAGGTTCTACTCTAGATGCTACTGGTCCAACAGGTGGAGGATCAACTGGACTTACCTTTGGTACTTGCTGCCTATATGCCACTGAATCCTGGATAGAACCAGTAACAGGAAAGACATATAATGCTGGTGATATCGTAGCATCTTACAAAGTTCCTAATCGCTGGACTTGCGGATATTTAGCCAGCCAATTAGACTTTGAAGGGGTATTTTTACCTTCCGTAACCTCCACCGAATACGGCGGATTCTTTAATATTTCTGGTCCCTCCGGTTGCACTCCATGCGGAGCTACTTATTCTACTGTTACTCCTCTTGCCTTGTTCAATGCTGGAGGATCCGGAGGTTATACGGCTGGTAATGTTTATAGACAAAATACAGATATTCTTACTGCTATTCCATCTGGTTGTATTCTAAGCGTAATGTTTAACGATAGAAGTGATGTTACATATTATTCTGATATAGAAGATCCTGAAATAAATCTAGACACTGATGGTACTATAGGATCATGCAAAGCTTATTTGAAAACAGAATTTGTTGGTGGTATCAATCGATATAAAGTTATTGGAGTTTATATAACAAACCAATTAACATCAAGTAATTGTACTTATGTTGAAGCACCATCTCTCGTAACTGGAAATCTTAGTATTGCTTCTCTTGGCTCTCAGGGAGCACCGACCGATCCCTCAAGTTGTTTAGCTTCGATTCAGTTCAATCTTGCTCCGATTTCAGACGAATCTTACCTTAAAATTTATGATTTGTTGCGAACTACGCAAATATCTGTAGCAGTAGAACTTTCAGAAGCGGAAATCAATACGTTGTTTAATACTCCAGCTTCGTATTCTTTTGAATCAGCTTTCTTGGTAACGGGTCTAAAGAATTCCAGCGGATACAGAATTCAATCTGACGGTGCTAGAAGTTATTCAAAGGCTCCTATAAAGGCAAGTGCCTCGGCAATTATTACCTCTATTTCTGGGGATATTAATACGGTTGAGCCGGGAGATTTCGTTGCAGACTTTAGCGATCCAATTGATGTAAATTACTTAACAAATAAAACATCTGCAACAAAGACCATAGGCAGCGGATCAAGAGCATTTGTTCCAGGAAAACCAACCTCTAGTTTCAATCTAGGATTCGGTGTTTTTGCTGGTAGTACTTCCGGATCTGTTGAAATTTCTTCCTATGATGCTTACGCAATTGGTACTGGTGGTTCATACACCGTACAATTTAGCGGTGGAGCCACCTCTAGTTTTACAGTAACATCAATTACTGGACCTAGTATAAATATGAGTGATTGTACCGTATTGTTCACAACAGATACACTTATTCAGTCGGAAAATACATTTAACCTAATATTCAATATCTAACATGGCCGCATACCCCTTTGACGATCAATTTCCATTAACCAATTACCCCTATTCAAGCAGAACATGGGGCGGAAGTGTTGATTCTACCACCAAGAAAAACCATTCTATGGTGGCGTTCAAGGCTGGTAGCAAACTACAGGCATCTGAACTAAACGAACTGCAAGAAATTTTGTTCCTTCAGAATAGTCTAAACATGAATATGATTCATGAATGGACTAGCCATTTGGCAGGCACTACAGCCAAAGGTCCAGCCTGGGATGGTTCTACTCCCCTATTCCCCAAGAGCCACCCACAAGGCGGTACAGCCCTTCCATTGGTCGGCTATACCTTCAATAGCTCTAACGGTATCACTATATCCTTCAGAGAAGGTTGGTATCTAGCTACACTACCCTCTGGCGTGAAGGACTGGGTTTACAACAATACAGATAAAACTGTAAGAATTAGCACCACAGCAAGCGTAGAATATTACGCTGGACTTTCTTTTGGGATAGATTATATTACATGCACTGATGATTCGTCACTTAGCGACAATTCAAGCGGTGCTCCAAACACAAGCATTTGTGGAGCGGATAGATATCAAATCAGTTTCTCTGCTGCTCAGATCACAGGAGCTTCAGGATTTAACAACGACACCTTCAATAGAATTTTGAGTTTTAATGCTGTTGGATCTACTTTGACTATCAAATATATTAATGGTACAACAATCTGAGGAATTATATGAGTGAAAAGAAACCTTGTAATTGTGCAAATAAGAAGAAATTTTCAGACTCACCACTAGAACAATCAAAAATTAAAAAGTCCATTAGTATGATCCAAGGCTATGCCATGGCTATGGCATCGCGTGGATTTAAAGATAAGAAGGTCGATAAGACCGTAAAGCAACTTAGAGTATTAAGTTGCTTTGGTAATGAAGGACAGGGAGGAGAATTGCCTCCGTGTAGCCATCTAAAAAAATCAGAGACAGACGGAAAGTTCTTTTGTGGAGCCTGTGGCTGTGGAGATAGAAAGGCCACATGGCTTAATGGCACAGAAGAAGAGTATAGCAAGCTTGATTATCCAAAGGTAAATTGTCCAATTACAATGCCAGGATTCTCAAACTACACTCCCAGCCAGCCACACGAAGCTAATGAACCTCAGAGTAGAAAGCATTACATCGAAAATATGAACTTTATGGAAGTTCAAAAAGTAGAAGTAACTTCTCCTGAAACTCCAAAAGAAGTAGCTGATGTTATTGACGCTCTACAGACGGTAGAGAAGAGCAAGGAGACTCCGAAGTAATGGCTGTGCATAAATACAGTAAATGGCACAACCTAACTCCAGAGAATCCATAATTCAGTACGCTTTCCGGCAGCTAGGTGCTCCGGTTGTAGAAATAAACGTAGACCAGCAGCAAGCTCAGGATAGACTTGATGATGCTTTACAATTCTTCTCAGAACGCCATTTTGATGGTGTTGAGAGAGCCTTTTTTACATATGCTTTAACACAACAAGATATTACAAACAAGTATATCAATACAAATAATTTGGGACAAATAGTTGGATCTAGCACTGGTAGTCCTACTGGATACGATATTCTTTCTGTAATTAGAATTCTTCCTTTCGGAACTTTGACCAGTAATTATCTTTTCGATGTAAGATATCAATTAGCCCTAAACGATGTTTATGGTATTAATACAAACTTAGGATTTGTTAATTCATCTCCGATTGCAAATTTTGATATTACTAAGAGATATATTCGACTGATTGAAATGATGTTCGATCCAGAAAGAACTGCTCGTTTCAATAAAGTAACAAATAAACTGTATATCGAAACTGACTGGTCTGCTTTGTCGGCTGGTACTTATATTGTAGTAGAAGCTTATGTGAATTTAAATCCTGATGTTTATACAGAAATCTTTAACGATAGAATGGTGAAGAAATATTTCACTGCTCTTGTCAAGAGACAATGGGGACAGAATCTTTCCAAGTTTGATGGGGTTGCATTGCCCGGTGGTGTTCAATTAAGAGGTGGTACTATTCTCGCTGAGGCGGAAAGAGAAATTGCAATCCTTGAAGATCAAATTATTTCTGCATACGAACTCCCACCAGATATGATGACTGGATAATATGGCTCGTAATCCTTACTTCAAATTTCAAGCAGGAGAACAGAATGTTTCTGAGGATATCATCGTTGAAATAATCAAGATGATGGGCCAGAATGTCTGGTACATTCCAAGGGAATTTGTAAATCTTGATAGACTTTTTGGTGAAGATCAGCTCAATAAATTCACAAAAGCATATCAAATCGAAATGTATCTCGCTTCCATTGCCGGATACGAGGGTACTGATGTAATCACAAAGTTTGGTCTTGAAGTCAAAGATAGAGTGACATTGGTTGTTAGTAGAAAGAGATTTACGAACGAGGTTACTACGCATAGCTCAACCATCGTTCGCCCAAGAGAGGGCGATATAATATATTTTCCCCTCTCAAAAACCATGTTTGAAATCAATTTCGTAGAACATGAAGCTCCGTTCTACCAATTGGACAAACTGTATGTTTACACATTATCTTGCGAAACCTTCAACTATTCTGCCGAACAGTTTGCTACAGGTAATAGCGAAATGGATACTATATCTAATGTGAAGCAGAGTACTTATACTTTCTATGCAAATATAAATGGTGTTGGATTCCAGACAGCATATTCGAATCTGACTCTCGGAGAAAAGCTGTACATCTCTGGCAGTTTAACAGGAACAACAGCATATTTCAGACTACTAGATTACACTCTAAATCAAGATAATCTTGAGCTTGAAATTATGGCTCTTGATGGAGTCACCTTCCTGGATCCTACTGTAATAACAAGAGAAAATACAGGAAATACATTCGGATTACTTACAACGGAAAATACCGGAAACTATGGAATCATCAATCCCATTCTTGGAGATGCAGACGGAGAAAACCCTCCTCTGGATTATCAAAGAGGATTCACTGGTGCTGGAAGCAAGTACGATATTCCTATAATTAACTTTAGTGAAACTGATCCATTCTCACAGGGCAATTACTAATGTTTAATACATTTAATAATCAGTCTATCAGAAAATTAGTAGTTGCATTTGGATCATTATTTGATCAAATTTATGTAACTAGGAAAAATGATACTACCGGGACACAGGAAAATATAAAAGTTCCGATTACATTTTCTTCAAAAGAAAAATTTCTGAGAAGATTGGAATCAAATTCTTCAATTACTGACAAAGTAAAAACACAGATCAATTTGCCGTATTTGAGCTTTGAAATGAACGCGGTGGCATATGATCGTACAAGAAAGAGAAATAAGCTTAGAGTAGCAACAACTTTAGATCAGTCCGGAATCTCTCACAAATCTTTTTCAGAGACTCCAGTTGATGTCGAATTTCGTCTTTATTTTTACTCAAGAAGCATGGAAGAAATTCTTCAGATAGCAGAGCAAATTCTTCCCTATTTTAATCCAGAGTTTAATATAAGAATAAACTTCAACGATCTTTATCAAGATATAAATGTACCTATTAATTATAGAGATTTTAGAATTCTTGATGACTATGAAGGAGCATTGACCAACAATAGAAGAATTTTGATTGGTACAATGGTATTTGTTGCCAATAGCTATGTCTTTGGAGAAATAAAGTCTGGCAATCCACCAACAAGCACATCTCTAAGAATTGCTGACTTGTTGACTGAAGACTATGTTGCTCCAGTAACCTCATTGACTATAAATTCAAGTCTCCCTGCATTTAATTATAACTATCCAGCAGATACAGCAGTTTTGTTTAGTAATCTTATATGGACAGAAGAAAATGTTCCAAATTCAACAACAACAGTATTGGTATTGAACGATGATTCTGAAGTTTTATATTCCGGAGCAACAGAAGCAGGAAGACAATCATTAACAACTGCGATGTATAATGATGTTCTTGAAAGTATTGCGAACTATTTAAACGCTTGCGGTACTGTAGTAACTGGTCTTAAAACCTACACTCTGATTGTTCAAAACGGTCAACTCAGTGATTCGAAGACATTTAAAATCAATAGCTTTAATGGTACTGGAGTGTGTGAGCCTGTTAGAAGCTTGTTGATTAATACAGGTTTGCCGTTGCTGAATTACTCAGTGCCAAGTCAAAACAGTCTATTAACAACACAATTGTTCTGGGATGAAAGTAATGTTTTAGGAGCTACTACGGCTGCTAAAATTTTCGATGATGAAGACAATTTGATCTATTCTAAGGTTGTAACTGCTGGCGTAGAAAGATTGGTATTTGAAGATATAGACGATATTGTTCTTGCAATAGCAAATGATTTGAATACATGTGGTCAGGTTTATAGTGATTTAAGTGCATATACATTTAAAGTTGAAAATGGAGCATTGAGTGACAGCGTAAGTTTCATAATCAATTATGTTGATGGCTCCTTGATCTGTTTACCAACAACTAGTCTATCAATCAATACTTTGTTGAATAGTAGCACTTACAAAATAACAACAGCGGGAAATGAACTTCTCAGATCTAGAATGACCTGGATCAAAGAAAATCTATTAGTAGCAAATACTACAGTGCAGTTATTGGATTCGGACAGCAATATAATTTACACTACAACCGTTTCAAATACCGTGACAACAATTTCTAGTGGAATATTTGCAGCGATGATTTCTGCTATAAATTCAGACACTGGAGCATGTGTTGGAGATGTTTCCGGTACATTTGTTTATACTTTCAGAATAACTAATGGAGCAGCTACAGATTCTAGAAATTTCACAATCACATCAATTTCTGGTCAACTCTGTATATAAAATATGGAACCACTTGACGAATTTTTTGATATTAAAAAACAAGATCAACCAAAAGAAATATTACAAGCAAATCCAGATAAGGATTTCGATTACGCCAAGCGTAATATGTACGACATCATTGAGAAGTCCAAGGTTGCTCTTGATGGGATTATGAAGGTTGCTTCTGAAGGCGATTCTCCAAGAGCATATGAAGTCGTAACTCAAATGTTGAAAACCATGTCTGAGATCAACAAGGATCTTATCGATCTGGAGAAGATCAAGAACGAAGCAAATAAGACCACAATAAAATCAACTACAAACAATTCGTTCTTTATTGGTTCAACAAGTGATCTTCAGGATCTAATCAATCCAGAACGGAGCAAGAAAAAGGCTCTAGATATAATTGATGCGGAAGTGAAGAATGTCGAGGAAATTTAAAGGTTACTTAGGTAATCCAAACCTAAAAGAAGCTGGAGTAAAGATTGACTTCACCGAAGAACAGATTCGGGAGTATGTTCGTTGCTCCCAGGATCCAATCTACTTCATCAAGAAATACATCAAAGTCGTGTCTCTTGATAAAGGTCTTGTTCCTTTTGATTTATACGATTATCAAGAGGACATGATTAATAAAATGCATAACAATCGTTATATCATTGCCAAACTGCCCCGTCAGTCTGGTAAGAGCACAACGATTGTTGCATTCATTCTTCACTACATTCTTTTCAACCAGAGCATGAGCGTTGGTATTCTAGCCAACAAGATGAATACGGCCAGAGAAATTCTTGGCCGACTTCGCCTAGCTTATGAATATCTTCCCAAGTGGCTTCAGCAGGGCATCATTGAATGGAACAAGACTTCTATTCATTTGGAGAACGGCTCCAAGGTCATGGCTTCTGCCACCTCATCATCCGCTGTTCGTGGTGGTTCATTTAACTTGATCTTCTTGGACGAGTTCGCTCACGTTCCCCAGAACGTGGCAGAAGAGTTTTTCAGCTCAGTTTACCCCACAATTACATCAGGTCAGACCACCAAGGTCTTCATGGTATCCACCCCAAACGGCCTCAATATGTTCTACTCCTTCTGGAAGGGGGCTACAAGGAAGCCTGGGGACGAGGGAAAGAACGAGTATGTCCCCATAGAGGTGTCGTGGAGACAGGTTCCTAAGTACGCTGGTGGGCCTCTGCGTGACGAGCAGTGGAAGCAGCAGATGATTGCCCAGACCAGCGAACAGCAGTTTGAGCAGGAGTTTGAATGTTCATTCCTTGGATCTTCAAATACCCTCATTAGTGCCAGCAAACTAAATTTGTTGCAGTTCGATAAACCTCTGGTTAGAGATCCTGGTGGTCTTTATATCTACGACGAGCCAAAGGACGAACACGCATACTTCATCATGGTAGATACGGCTAGAGGTCAGGGCAAAGACTATACAGCAATGGTTGTTATAGATTCTACTGAAAAGCCGCACAGAGTTGTGGCTAGGTATCGAAACAATACCATCTCACCCTTCGATGTCCCTCCTGAACTATATGCTCTGGCAATAAAATATAATAATGCCCACTTGCTAATCGAAGTAAATGATATCGGTGGCCAGATTGCCGATGTTATGCACGAAGAGTTTGAATACGAAAACATCATTCAGACCACAATGATGGGTAGAGCTGGTCAGAAAGTTTCACTTGGCTTCGGGAGAGGAACGAAGCAAAGAGGCGTTAGAACCAGCGCAGCAGTCAAAAAATTAGGATGTGCTGTTCTAAAAACGCTAATTGAGCAAGATAAGTTACTCGTTAGGGATTATGACATCATTCAAGAATTGATGACATTTATTTCCAAACATCAGACTTATTGTGCTGATGATGGCTATACGGACGATTTAGTTATGTGTTTAGTTCTCTTTGGATGGCTCACCCGACAGGGTTACTTTGAAGAGATCGTAGATCTACAACGGAAAAAAATCATACATAAAGCTGAAGAAGAAGAGGAGAATACTACCTTTTTTATGGGTCCAGAGATGCCAGATAATGCGGTTCGTGAGGATAATGCACTTTGGTTTACAGAGGAATAATATATGCCACAGATTAACATAAACGAAAACGCAACAAACGTTACACTTGCCGCAACCGAACAAGCGTCTTCCCACATTTCAGCCTTTCTATGTGGTGTTTCGTTTTATAGCAAGCTCGTAGAAGGCGATAATCCTGTTCCTCCCTTCAAAATCTACAACAACACTCAAGAACTTCTTGCAGAATTTGATTCCACTGTTTTAGCGGGTCTTTCCTCCGGATTCTCTGGATCTGGTAGAGGTTTCACTGGAGGCGTAACTACAGACAGAGAATTACACGCTGCCCTAAATTATCTTGAATACGGTGGAATTTTAATCGCTGCTACTGGTGCTTCTGCGTTAAATAGAAATGATCTAAATATTGATAGTGTTTTTTGTGAAAATAATACAAAATTTGATGATGTTATTCGTCTTGTGGCTTTACGTCAAGACTGTATTGGTATCATAGGATCTTCATTCGAATATTATTCTGGTAGTGCTGGATCTTATCCTACCTCTTTCTCAGCTTTAGGATTTACTGCAATTTCTGGGATTGCTGGAGTAACTGCATATGAAGATCTTTTCTTCGCTGTTCTGGGAAGAAAGACAAGAAACAGAATTTACGGTGGAGAAACTGCTCCAATCGGTCTACTAATGACCTCTGATGCCGCAGGGTGCTTTGCCAGAACTGATGTTGCTGCTTTCCCCTGGTTTGCTCCAGCTGGAGTTAATAGAGGCAAGGTAAATAGCTACGTCACGCTAACACCAACATTGAACGATACAGATGTTACAAATCTAATCAATGATCAGTTTTTGAATTCTTTCAATAGCTTATTCGGTTCAGAAGGCATCTACCTTCTAGGCGATAGAACAGCAGAAAATACTGACGTAAATAAGAGACAAGTCGGTATTGCTCGTTTGATTGCTTATATCAAGCGTTCTTTCAGACCTTTACTCGACTCTGTGTTGTTCGAAATAAACGATTCAGAAACCAGAGCAAGATTTGTAACTGGTGCTACTGCCATCATGGAATTCATCAAGTCTGGCAGAGGTATTTCTTCTTACTCAGTAGTTTGCGATGAATCAAACAACAATACAGCTGTTGTTGAAGCTAGACAATTTGTTGTTGATCTGTCTTTCAAGCCAAACTTCTCAGTCAATAGCATTACATTCAGATTTACAGTTAATCAATCGTAATGGCCGTAGTTTTTCAGCTTAAAACCATAGAAGCAAAAAAAGACATAGATGTTGCTTTTCTCATCTATGATTACCAAACTTTTTTTGACTTTTTAAGTATAACTGAAGATTACAAAAAAATTACAAGTATAACTGAATTTACTGATTTAGTTCAAAATGGAAATTTTAATGCTTTTGGAATTACTGATTTTGAATCACTTATTTCTAACTTAAATTTACCAAATACTGCTGGTACAACGGCAAGAAAAGCGGATTTTTACATCAACCTTTTAGTTGATTGTTTACATTACAATTATAATATTGTTCTTGTAAATATGTCTGGCACAGCAACACTAAGATTAAATAAATTAAAAGCTGCTTTAAATGGAAATATTGTAAAATTTGTTGTTTATGATCCTTTGGTAAGTACAACAACATCAACACAAATAGATGTTATATTAGAAGCAAAGATCCCTGTAATTTTCAATTCAACAACTGCTTCGGGGTTCATTGAAAATAACTATATTACAAATAGATCACTAAACATTAATACGACATTTGCAGAATGTATTAGAATTTCTGGACTTGATTCTGTAAATGAAAATTTTAAGCCATTTGTTTTTTGCTCAACGGGAGTAAAGAGAATACAAAGATATTATAATAGAGATGATGTAGATAATGAATTTTCTGCATTACCATACGTTTTAGTATCTTTAGTATCTGATGCGGCAGGAGCATTAGCAAGATCCTTTGTACAGTATCCGTGGTATTCTCCAGCAGGATTTGAGAGGGGAAAGATTCTAAATCAGAATTTTATTACAGCTGATGGAGTATCTTTAGCAGAAACAATAATTCCGGATACGCCGTCAGATCTATCTGGATCTTCAAGCAGTGATCTAGGTATTGCTTATGCTAGAGGTCTTAACACTTTCCTTAAAGTGGCCAATGCAGCAAGCATAAACGAATATTTTCTGCTAAGTGATTTTTCTGGAATAACTCAAAGCGCAATTCCAGCAAAAACATCAATTTCGTATGGAAATCTCATTTCGTATGTCAGTAACGGTGTCAAAACGATACTGAACACAGGCTTGTTTGAAATAAACGATGCTGGCCTTAGAAATACCATACGATTCCGCGTAGAAAGCTTTTTGCAACCTATCTTGGCCAATCAAGGTATCGATGAATATCGCGTTGTCTGCGATGAGTCTAATAATAGCCAGACAGATATTTTAGACAGGAAACTCAATGTAGATGTGTATATCAAGCCTTCACAGACAATAAATTTTGTCGAATTGAGCTTTACTACATAATACATGGCAACAACCTTATCACAGTTCATTTCAAATTTCAAGGGCGGTACTAGACGCAATCGCTTTTTGATTACTGGATCATGGCCAACAGGGGTAGCTAATACTACAACAACTTTCCACATATTGACTGCATCTTTACCCCCATCAAATCTGGGAATAGTAACCGTTCCTTGGAGAGGTAGAGAAGTAAATTTTGCTGGAGACAGGCAGTACGATCCATGGGAAATTTTAGTATTAGACGATACGGGTGCAGATGTCAATTTATGGAAATCTTTTCATAAGTGGCAAAAGCTAATAAACGATCACCTTACAAATACAAATACCGCAGCTAATGATTCTTTCACTTCACTCAAGAAGGAGTGGAGGGTTGATCATTTAGATTTAAATGGTACTATTATAAAAACGATGATTCTTAAAGGATGTTGGCCAGCTTTGGTTGGTCCAGTGCAATTTAATATGAAAGAAAATACATTCAACACCTTTGGTGTCAGAATGAATTACGATTATTACACTGGAGTATAAAAAATGGCGCAAAGAATTGAAGATTTCAAAGGTAAATTTTATGGTGGTACTAGAAAAAATCGCTTCAAACTTTCTGGAGCATTTCCAGGAGGAGCATGGAATGAGTTTTTAGTAAGTGCTGCTGCATTACCACAAGCATCCGTATTGACGAATGTTTTTGATCATAGAGGTAGAAAACTTCTAGTTCCCGGAGATCGTATTTACGGTTCTCAACCCGGTGGTACAAATTGGACTGTAATTGTTTTAGACGATAATAACCAAAATGCAAATAGACTTTGGAGAGATCTACATGCATGGAGCAGTGGCATAAATGGTCACGAATCAAATACAGGAACTCAGATTACTCCTAATTCATACAAAGCTCCTACATGGACAATAGAACAGCTAAATCTGAATTGTGATCCTATTCCGGGATCAAGAAAAATCAATTTGGTTGGTTGTTGGCCATTTATGGTTGGTCCAATCGACCTAAATATGTCGTTGAATGATGAGTATGTTACATTCAATTGCACTTTCGTGTTTGATTATTATACAGTAGATGGTATTTGAATTGGAGAAATAAATGGGTCTTAATCTATTCGGATTTGAAATAAGTAAAAAGAAGCAGGAAGATATTATTCCTCTACAAAATTTTACTACACCAGAAGAATTTGATGGTGCTTATATAACCGAAGGAGCAGGAGTTTACGGAACATTCGTAGACTTCATGGGTTCGCAAAAGAACGACAATGCTCTAATTGCACAATATAGAGCAATGGCACTTTTCCCAGAGTGCGATACCGCAATCGATGAGATTACTAATGAATCAATAGTCATGGGATCGGATAGAAAGCCAATTAAGCTTGATCTATCCAAAATTGAATTCTCAGATAATATCAAAAGCAAGATGTACTTTGAGTTTGATAACATTTTAAAACTTCTTGACTTCCACGATAAGGGATTTGAGATTTTTAGACGATGGTATATCGACTCAAAGCTTTTCTATTACATCACAATTAATACGAACAATCCCAACGAAGGAATCAGACAATTAATTCCTCTTGATGCTACCAAGATTAAGAAGGTTCGTAAAGTTAAAACAAAGAACGCCAAGCAGGATGGAGCTAGTCTTTCTTTAATTCAGGATATCGAAGATTATTATCTTTACACAAACACAGATAAGAATTCTGTAATTGCTACTCCAACTTCTGGTCTGAAAATATCGCCAGATTCGATCTGTTTCGTACACTCCGGAATGGTCGATATGAACACCAAGAGAGTCATTGGCTACCTCCACAAGGCCATCAGACCTCTAAACATGTTGCGTCAGATTGAAGATGCCATTGTTGTATATCGCATTTCACGCGCTCCAGAACGTCGTATTTTCTATATCGATGTCGGTAACTTGCCAAAGCAAAAGGCAGAACAGTATGTCCGCGAACTTATGAATAAGTATCGCAACAAGATGATTTACAATCAGACAACTGGTGAAATGAAAGATGATAGAAACCAGATGGCCATGATTGAGGACTACTGGCTACCTCGCCGCGAAGGTGGTAGAGGAACTGAAATTTCTACCCTAGACGGGGGACAGAATCTTGGTGAATTGACCGATGTTGAATATTTCAAGAAAAAGCTCTACTACGCTTTGAATATTCCTCCCTCAAGACTTGTAGGAGAAAATGGATTCAATCTTGGAAGATCGGCTGATATTACGCGAGATGAGGTCAAGTTCTATAAATTTATTGAAAGATTGCGTTATAAGTTCTCAACTATGTTCCTTCAGCTGATGAGAATTCAGCTAGTTCTTAAGGGAATCATCACCGAAGAAGATTGGGAAGTCATTAGCCCACATATTAACTTCTCTTTCAACCGCGATTCTTATTTTAACGATCTAAAGGATTCTGAAATTCTTTCTGCCAGAATGGAATTGGCTGCTGCTATGGAGCCAATGATCGGTAAATATTACTCCTCAAATTACATTAGAAAGAATATTTTGAAGCAAACTGAGGAAGAAATTAATCAAATTGACGCAGAAATGCAGATTGATATAGCAAAGCAGCGTCAGGCTGAAATGGAGCAGATGCAAATGCAAGCTGCTACACAGGAACAACCCCCAGAAGGATAACTTTATTATTTTCTAAATAGAAAGGGAAAACACTATGAAAGCAAAAAATATCATTCTATCAATTCTTGACGAAAATGCAGTTCATGCCAAGAACCTAATCAACGAAGATTTGACCGTCAAGCTCGGTCAAAGACTAGCCGAAGAATATGTCCGCGTTGCCAAAACAACCTTCAACGAAGCAATGGATCCTGTTGGAAAGGAAGATGAAGACATCGACAACGATGGTGATTCAGATAAAAGCGATAAGTATCTTTCAAATCGCAGAAAAGCAATAGGCAAGGCCATGTCTGAAGAGGAAGAAATGGAAGAAGAGGAAATGGAAGAAGAGAGCGAAGAAGAGGAAATGGAAGAAGAGGGCGAAGAAGAGGAAGAAAACAATCCAGGCCCAAACACAGCTGGCTCTCCCGTTCAGACTCCAACCGGACTTGATGTTCGCATGTCATACAACGGATAATAAATGAAACTAATCACAGAAACAGTAGAAGAAGTAGCATATCTAACCGAAAACAAAGACGGTGAAAAGCAATTTTTCATCGAAGGTGTTTTCATGCAGGCCGAACAAAAGAACAAGAATGGCAGAGTTTATCCAAAGCAAATTCTTGCTAAAGAAGCCAATCGCTATGTCACTGAATATGTGAATAAGAATCGTGCTCTTGGTGAACTAAATCACCCATCCGGCCCTTCAGTAAATCTTGATCGCGTTTCTCACAAAGTCACCTGGCTCTATGAGAACAACAATGATTTCCATGGCAAGGCCAAGATTCTTGATACTCCATGCGGTCAGATCGTAAAGAATCTGATGAGCGAAGGTGTCAAGCTCGGAGTTTCGACCCGTGGAATGGGTTCTTTGGAAAAGCGCGGTGGAGTAAATGTTGTCAAAGAAGACTTCATGCTTGCTGCTATTGACATTGTTGCAGACCCCTCAGCCCCAAATGCTTTCGTCAACGGAATCATGGAAGGCAAGGAATGGGTTTGGGATAATGGTCTTCTCAAAGAACAGCAGATTGCTCAATATCACAATACCCTGAAGAACACTCCTTCAAGAAAGTTACAAGCAGAATCAATCAAGCTCTTTGCAGATTTCTTAAGAAAGATCAAATGAGAACACTGACGGAAAAAGAAAAGAAGTCTTTGAATGCTGCTTCGTTGCAAGTTTTGAACGAAGGATTATTTGGATTTAAAGCACCTTCTAAGATAGAAAATCCAGAAAGTAATCCTCTCATCGGTCTTTATAATAAATTTGTTGGTCCTAGAACCTCTGCTGCGAGAGAAGAGCAACAAGCAAGAGATCAGGCAGAAACAGAATCACAGAGAGTATCAGGCGTAAAACAAATGCAGCATGATACCGTTATTAAGAATCTTAGCGATAAAGTTTTTAATCCTTCTCACCCAGAGTATCATTTGGGAAATAGTGCTGTTGTTAGAGGACATTTGCAAAATGCGGCAAGCGATCCCGATAACGCTGAAATGCATCACGCACAGGCTTTAGCAGCAGCTGGACTTCCAAATCCATTGCATGAAGCTAGAGGTGCGGGGGCAGGAAATGTAATCATCAATGCCGCTGCATTGAAATCTTTGATTGGACAAAAAGAAGGACAAAAAGAAACATCTAAAGGTATTATTGGATCAATGGGTTCTGCGATCAAACAAAAATCTTTAGAGACTTTAACAAAACCATTAATGGTCCCTACATTAGGGGTAATTAGTTCTATATCAAATGCTCAGTTAAGAAGAGCAAATATGGCCAATTTCTTGAAAGGTATTGGCGCAGTAGAGTAATAATTTATAAATACAAACGGAGAAAAATATATGCCACACGGTACACAAATTGAACACGATTTTGAAGGTAAGGGAGCATTCGATGCAGAAGGAAAGGGGTTTATTCTAAACACCGCCTATCCTCCAGCTGAAGGATTAGCTCAAATTAACATGAGCACCATTGCAACTCCCAAGGTTCCTGCTGCGGGAATGCCAGGTGCTGCACCAGTCGCTAAACAAGGCGAAGAAGAGGAAGAAGAAGGCGCAGAAGAAGCTCTAAAGGAGCATCTAGCAGCCCTTTTTGCCAATCTAAATCTATCTGAAGATTTCGTTGAGAAGGCAAAGACAATCTTTGTTGCTGCCGTCAACGAGAAGGCCCGTGAAATCGGTGCTCAACTTTCAGAACACTATCAGGCTGAATATAGCAACGCTCTTCAGACAACCGTTTCAGAACTAACTGAGAAGGTCGATGACTATCTAACCTATGTCGTTGAAGAATGGGTAGATCAGAATAAGCTTCAGGTCGAGCGCGGTATCAAGATCGAACTCGCTGAAAACTTCATCTTTGGTCTAAAGAAGCTATTCGAAAGCAACTTCATCGATGTCCCCGATGAGAAGTACGATGTTCTTGACGAACTCTACACTCAGATCGAAGAGAGCAACCAGGAGCTTAACAAGGCAATCAACGAAAATGTTAAGCTTCGTAAGAGCTTGCTTGAATCACACGCAGTAAACATCTTTGCTCAGGAAACTCATGGTCTAGCCGCAACTCAGGTTGAGAAGCTTGCATCTCTAGCTGAAGGTCTAGAATATGAAAACCCAGAGCAATTCCGTAACAAACTACAAATTCTAAAGGAAAGCTATTTTGCTGCCCCTGCTCAACAGCCAGCAACTCAGACCTCAGCCTTTAAATCACAACCCCGTGTTCTAGACATTCTTGACACCTCAACTGAGCCCGAAACACTCACCGAAGGCGTTATGGATGTCTATAGCAAAGCCTTGAGTAGACACTTAAAGAAATAATTTTAATACATATTAACACTAGGAGAAACTAATGAATTTTGACGACTCAACCCCATACGACATTCTAACTGAGAAGTGGGAGCCTGTTCTAAACCACAACGCTCTTCCTTCCATCGAAGATACTTACAAGACCAAGGTAACTGCTGTTCTTCTTGAGAACCAAGAGCAGGCCATGCGCGCTCAGAGACTAACTGAAGACAACACCCTCGGTGGAGTCATCAGCAACGTCGCTAGCCCCGCTTCAACCTCAATCGCTGGTTATGACCCAATCCTAATCAGCCTCGTTCGTCGCGCAATGCCAAACCTCATTGCTTACGACATCTGTGGCGTTCAGCCCATGACCGCTCCAACCGGACTCATCTTCGCAATGCGTCCCAAGTACGACCCACAGGGCGGTCCTCGCAAGGAAGCTATGTTCCAGGAACCATTCGTTCCATTCGGTGGTTCAGGTGGTACTAACGGTTCTGGTGCTCTCTATACCGATTACCTAAACGGAACCAGCTACAGCACTGAATACGGTCTAACCCTATTCGGTGGTACTACTGGTGCAACCAAAGGTTCATTCTACGGTGACAACTTCAAGGGTCTACTTGTTGGTGACGCTGAAAACCTCGGTGGCTCAGGTAAGCCTTTCCAGGAGATGGCATTCACCATCGACAAGGTTGCTGTTCAGGCTAAGACCCGTGCTCTAAAGGCCGACTACACCACTGAACTTGCTCAGGACCTCAAGGCTGTTCACGGACTTGATGCTGAAACCGAACTCGCCAACATTCTCAGCACTGAAATTCTTGCTGAAATCAACCGCGAAGTCGTTCGTGGCATCTACCATGTCGCTAAGGTTGGTGCAAAGCAGACCGATCTAAACTCAAGCAGCTTCGGCGGTGGTGTTTACGACCTCCTAGCTGACTCTGACGGTCGTTGGTCAGCTGAACGCTTCCGTGGCCTCATGTTCCAGATTGAACGCGAAGCCAACCAGATCGCCAAGGAAACTCGTCGTGGTAAGGGTAACTTCATCATCTGCTCGTCAGATGTTGCTTCAGCTCTCGCCATGGGTGGATGGCTAAACATCAGCCCCGCTCTAAACAACCAGCTTGAAATTGATGACACTGGCAACACCTTTGCTGGCGTACTCAACGGCAAGATGCGCGTTTACATCGATCCTTACGTCCAGTCTGGTGTAGACTTCGTTTGCGTCGGATACCGTGGTGCAAGCCCCTACGACGCTGGCGTGTTCTACTGCCCATACGTTCCACTCCAGATGGTCCGTGCAGTCGATCCTGATAGCTTCCAGCCCAAGATCGGCTTCAAGACCCGCTACGGCATGGTTGCTAACCCCTTCGTTCTTGACTCCACTGGTTCTCCAGATGGCGAAAAGATGACTGCCAACCTCAACCAGTACTACCGTATCTTCCGCGTTACCAACCTCCACGGTAACACCAACTGATAAGTAGTATCTAAGACTTCGGGAAAGGGAGCCAGAAATGGCTCCCTTTTTCTTTTCTACATACATTAT